CCGCCGTTAGCCCAGCGACCGCCGGCAANCAGCTTTATGTCTCTTGTGTAAGCCAAATAATAAAGGTAGCCTTTGCCGGAGTCGNCTCCTTTCCACCCTTCCGTCGCTGTAGCGTCATAGGTGGATGACTGGTCGCTAAGCCACTGCCACATGACACCGCAGGCATCCTCAACACCTATGCTCGAAATCATTCGCCTCGAGGCTGTGTCTATATGTCCGCCGGTAGTGCCTGGATCTGAAGAACCATAAATATTTGTCTGTTCGTTCGATCCTGCGGCGATGACCTGGAACTCTCCATCGTCAAGCATACGCTTTTTGACTGCCGCTCCATCATCTACAAAATCGTTCCAATCGCGGCTGTCGCTTATGGTCCCGCCATAGACCGATGCTGTGCTTGTGCCGGTGCCGGAAGCAAGGTAGATGTCTACCCACTTGTTGATGGCTTCGCTGTATACCATGCCTTCCGGGTTAGAAACTGGTCTGTGTAGCAAATCCCAAATTGAGGCTGGCAGAACGTCGCCTACGGCAAAGTCGGTCAAAGTGTGGCCGCTTATTGTTCCTACGGCCACACAAAGCCCGTGAAAACCGCCAATTTTGCGGCTATTTGAGGCTGTATAACCTGATGGCGTGGTGGAGTTGGCCGAAAGGACAATCTTTGGGGATGACCCCGACACAGGCACGCAGGCGTAAATATAGAAGTCTTTGCCTGCCCTGTTGGCTGCGGTGGTGTAATTCGTCGGGCTGGTTGTGTCCCAGTTGGCGGAGCTTGATAAGTCTATCTCTGCCTGAGCAGTCAAGAAGTAGACCGTGCCGTTGATGTCCACGCTTAGCTTGTTGGGCGTGAGGATCGTATACCTGTTGGCTGCCGTGGTGTAGGGCGTCTTTAATGCCCACTTCTGATCGCGCTGGTAAAGACTTGGGTAAAGCGCGGCCAACTTCTCAGCCAGGTAACCGGCTGAAGCGTCACCAGAGACGTTCTTGACCTTTTCGTCCGCTGTCATGTAGGTGGCGGTATCCAACCCAAACGTTCCGGCGGCGGTCATTTTGACAAAGGCGGTCGAAACGAATGAGAGCGCAGCCAGGCTGGTGAGGTTGACGTGCCCCACCTGTTTACCGTTAAAAGTATTCCAGTCCGTTGACGTTAAATACCCGTCTGCGCCCGTGGCCGCCGCGCCGAGTTTAGTCTTGATCGTCGCCTGGGTCTCGTCGCCTGTGTTCGTGCCGGAAACGTTTGACCCCGAGATTGCTCCCGTCGTTGTGATAGCATTAGCCTGGAAATCCGCGGCGCCGGATGTATCGAAGACAAGAGCCGTTACTAAAGCGCTGCCATTGTGCACCTTAAACGTCATGTTGCCGGTCGTCGTTCCGTCGGACATGATTCTCGCCCGCGTTGTCCCCTGGTAAGCAAAGTCAAACCACTTCGACCTACTCGCCGCCCCTTGCTGGTTTATGCGCAACACAGGGTTTCCGGAGGTATTGGGGTTGTTGACGTATATACCAGGGCCGGCAGAAAGCGTGTAGCTCCCCAAGTCCACGTTGGCGGTAGCGCCGGTATAAGGAACAAGACCAGATAAATCTTGATCGCCTGTATTTGTCCCAGAGGTATTGCCGATGACTGTTTTTTCTGCGTCGGTTACGTAGTTGTCGTCCGCTCCGAGAGCCGGAGCGTAGAGCCCCGCATGGTCTCCCCAGCCGTAGGCGGTGTCCCAATTGGCGTGGTGATCGTAGGAAGTCTGCCAGGCGGCAAAGACCGGGTCAGACTCNGANTGCAAGGCGGTAGCGATCAGGCTGTGGTCGTAGGTNGAGTTATGGGTAGAGAGCAAGCCTGACGCGGTGCCGGTGGCGTCGTAGAGCCCCGCATGGTCTCCCCAGCCGTAGGCGGTGTCCCAATTGGCGTGGTGATCGTAGGAAGTCTGCCAGGCGGCAAAGACCGGGTCAGACTCGAGAAAATCGTCAATGGTATCAAGAGCCTTTTGAACATCATTATCAGATGAAGATAGAATACCAGAAAAAGAAGATACATCTACGCGAACATCGTCGCTCTTGATCTGATAATCAGCAAAAGCATTACAAGGGAAAAACAGGAAAAATAAAAAAAGAAGATTAAGCTTTTTCATAAAAGGCTAATACCTCATCAGCATAATCCCCGCCCTTTGGCGCCACTCTAAAAACAAACCCATCGCACGTAGATTTTTCCCAATACGCCGCTGTTGGATCTGATTCTGTTCCTTTTTTAGCCAGGCGGCCATTAAAGAAAACAAGTAAGCTCCCAGATCGGAATTTAGGCAAAACAAATTCTTTTGTTGTTCCGTCACCGACAAAGGCCTTTTGTGCCGTATAAGAAGCTATGGTTGAGCTTCCTCCGCCCAGGTTAGGTTCAGACCAAGCGTTCATATTTATGACAACGCCATAATTATGCGTTTCTTCATCGCGGGTATCTTGCAATGTATCTGTCATAACGCCGAGCCCAGACTCCTTGAATGCCGCCCTAACCGCCTCTGCAATAAGATGGGCAGTCATATAGCTTTTTGCCCAACAAGTTATTTCAACGATGCCTGCGTCAAGTCCACTTTCTCCATCTAAGCTTTTTACAGGAGTTATATCGCTGAAACTATAAACAATAGCCGGGACGGCTGCCCCACGGGGCAGCTCTATTGGATAGATCCTGGTGGAAACGAGATCTATAACACCGTCGCTTTCCGACAAAGTTTTATAAACATCCGACTGCATCATGCGGGTTCCTGGCTTAGCTGTGAAATTTTTTTAGCAAGAGTTCCCTTGAATTTATCCAGCGCCTTTTTTTGAGCACGTTGAAACGCTATTTGAACAAAAGACATCTTTTTGATAAATTTTGTCCCAAATTCGAGAAAGGTCCAGTAATAGGCATCTAAGTCTTTCTTTGACATCTTGCGGCCATGCCTTACGCCAAAAATTACGTTTTCTTTGAAAGGGTTAGGCTTAGACATGGTTTTTATATACATCGCCCTACGCAGGCGGCTTGTTTTCATTGGAGCCAAGGCCTGGGCCTCCTTTTTAATCTCCTTTGCCCCGGCAACGAGGGCGCCCTTCAAGGCCTTTCGACCGATCTTGGGCCCCAGGGAGACCATTTTCTTTTCTAATTCCTTGAGTCCTGTTATTTTGACAATAACCATATCAGGCATTTATTACGCCCTCCGAACACATCAGATGCAACTCTCTGTGCGCCTCCAGGGGATCTATAACAGTCTGGATCATATACGTCTTCCCGCCATATTCTGCTTTCATTCCTGCGGAGACATCGTTGCGGTATCTGGTCCTGAGTTTTGCCGTTATCTCGCTTTGGACCTGCTGTTGTGCCCAAAATTCACGCCCAGAAACAGGTTCTATGGCGGCCCACACTGTGTCAACTTCCTCCCAGCTCGTATTAGGCTGGCCGTAAGCATCGACAGCCGGACTGCCTGTCACAAGTTGCGATATCTTCACTCTTTTGTTAAGCCTGCCCGCCTGCGTCATGTCCCCATTTCCAGTCTGTAGGGAGATAAAAGATTTACTAAGGTCTGATTGGCAACCAAAGGTTTTTCGACCTGGGCATCCCTATTTTCAAATAGATCTGCGATTTGCATGAGCATGGCTGTTTTTATCGTCTGCGGTAATGCTATGCCCGTTGCAGGACTTTCCCCAGGATCGCTATCATCGTAACCGGCAACAAACCTGACACGCAAAGAATCTCCGGCGCCGGAGGCGACCGGCCAGGAATTTAGAGGGATAATAAGCCCTGGTTCGGAATCGCTCACAATGTATTCATCGGAGTCAAGCGTCTGCTCCACATTGTTGCTGTCGAGATATTTTATTGATGTTACGGATCGAAGTGGCGCAGGTAAAACGATAGGCGCATTGTTGACAGGAAATCCTTTATCTCTTAGTTCAACGGTTTGGACGCCGATGCGGCGGAAGAGATATTCCTCGCACATAAGCCGCGCCGTAGAAATAAGGGCTTCAATAAGGGTCTCCTCAGAATCCGAAAACTCGGCGCGCATAAACTCTGCGGCTTCTTCTACAGTTATGAGTTCGGCGGCCGGCGGTGTTATCAGTTTTAACATAAGGCCTCCTCAAGCCGGATTTTTTTGAAGCATTCAAGGGCCGTTTCGCGCGTTGAATTTATAACCTCAACCTGTTCGTTCTTTAAATCATCCGCGAGCTTAGAAAAATTTTTTATCCAGGTCCTGATAGGCATCTCTTTGTTCAGGCGGCCTGGATGATCCCCGTGCCAATGGGTCTTATTCTTTTTCCCTCGTTGCATATCAAACCCTAAAAGGATAATTTTTTTTGCTCCAAAAAGATAGGCCAAATTAACAGCTTGATAACCTCCATTGGCCCCGTAATTTATCTTCTCCCTGCCCAACCCCTCTGCCTTATCACCGTCAATTTTGTTCAGGCCATATTTTGATGCCGCAGTGACATCCTGGGTCCACAGTTCCCCTGTGAATTTCAGAAGGACGTCCCCAATATACCTTTCCCACCATTCCCCGTCGCAAGCATAAAGAATATCAGCCCACAAAGCCAGCTGATAAGACGTATTAACGACAATTACCTTGCGGTTTTTGTCTTTCTCGCGCCACTTTTTGACTTTTTTGCAGTCGGAATCTGTGAGGCTTGGGCCGCTGGCAATGATGGCCCACTCTTTGCACTCGCTCCGACGGGGGGTGAAAAAGATGGCTGCCCAGGGGCCCTCAATGCCGGGCCCGCGGAAAATTCCTCCGCAAGCCCGGCATTGATAAGCATCTTGGCATAACCATCGTCTGTGTCCACTATGCGCCCCTCCGGGACATTGCCGATCCCGGGCCTTGAGCTTATAAATGGACGTTTTGCGATGATCTTCATGCCATACCTTTCGTTTCTTGACTCATCAGAGAGTCAGACTTCCGTAGCGCACCGATGCCGGCCGCAACCCGCCAAGCACACCGCGCTTTTCGGCCCTGATCGTGACCAGGTTCTGCTGGAAGTTGGTGTCGTCGCTTTCCGACATCTCAACTTCTGTTTCCTGCCGCGTGAGATACATAAACGCGATGTCAAACGCCGCAACAAGCAACTTATCCGCTGTCATGCTGGGCGTCAGAGCGATCGGCTTACCCCACAGGGTCGGGACGATGGCGCCGAACGGAGACCCTACCAGATAGTTCTTGTTCTCGTCCTTCAGGCGCTCGATGGAACCCCAGGTCGCCGGATTGAGGATGATCCCGTTGGCCGGATAATCCGCGTTGTCAAGAGCGCGGATGGCGCGGTTGATGGAATCAATCGCGGTGTCTCCCGACGTGGGCGTGAACGCCGTGAAGTTCGGAGATACGGTCATGCCCGTAAGGTTCTGGCCGACGCCGTTGCCGGCAACGATCTGCGTCTCTTCGCGCAACTCCACGCCGTAGCGCAGGCGGTTCTGGATATACGCCACCAGGGCGGGAGCATCGTTCATGATCTGGCGGGAAACCTTAAGCCAGTGAGCGATGGTCACGACCGGCTGCGTATAAAGCTCGAAGGTCAGGGTGCTTTCGGGCTTCGCCGTCCCTTCCGCCGTCTCTGCCGCAGCATTGGTGAAGAGCAACTCGCGGGTGAACTCAACCGCATTGCTGATGGTGTTGCCTCTCGCGATGAGATCGAGAACGCGCAGCGTGCGGAACGCACCGGGGATGATACCGGGTCTGCGATCAGCAGAAACCAGGGTATCATCGTTAGCTGCCGGGCTGCCGCTCTGGCCCGTGATGGTGTTGTTCCGGGCGCCAAACCCGTTCTTCAGGGTGATGCGGCATTTGTTGGTCTGGCCGGAGGCAAAGGCCTTGTAGGCCGGATCCTCCACCAGGATCTGGGCGAAAGACTTGGGAGCCTCTTTCCCGGCCAGGATGGCACCGGTAAGCTTCTGCTCCAGCGCAACGATCTTGTCAGCGCAGACTTGCACCTGTTTGGCGGCTTCGTCTGCCTTGGCAACTGCCGCTGCCAAGCCTTCCTTGGATCCCTTTGCCTGCTCTTGCACCATCGCCTTGACAGCCTCATTGGCCGCTACCTGCGATGCCTTAAACTCATCAAACGCTTTCTTTAGNTCTTCNGGTGTCATNNGTTTCTCCTTTCTCAACTGGTCATCGTTTTNATCAACTCNTNCCACGCTTCCTCGTCCGCATCGCGCTGGACAAGCTCGGCGGCATCACGCACGCCGGCTTTCAGGAAGATATCTTCCCGCTCTTTGCGGGAAAATCCCTCACGGGAAAGCGCCATTTCGATGGTTCTTCTTGCCTGCGCTTTTCCCTGCTTATCTTCTTTCTTTTTGTCGGGATCGCATTTTGCCTCGATTTCCTCGTCCACAAAACCGTATTCCAAGGCATCCTTGGACCCAATCCAAGTTTCATCGTCCATCATCTTGGCTATTTTATTTTCGCTAAGGCCTGTTCTTGCGACGTAGGTAGCCAGGATTGATTCGTCAAACTGTTCAAGCGTATCAGCGGCTTTGCGCAGATCTCTTTTATTTCCCATAACAACGGCCCAAGAGTTGTGGATCATCAAAAATCCGTTATGGGCCATCTTGATGATGTCGCCGGCCATGGCAATCACCGATGCCGCGGAAGCTGCCAAACCTAAGATATTCACAGTGATATTCCCCTTGTGTTGCACTAAAAGGTTGTAAATCGTTGCGGCCTCAAAAACGTCACCCCCCGGAGAATTGATATTCACTACCACATCCCTGTCTTCACCGATCGATCTCAACGCAGCAGACATCCTCTTAGCGGTAAACCCCTCGCCGAAGAAATCAGAACCGATGACGTCAAAAATATCGATAGAAGCGACTTCATCTTTTTTTTCGGCAACAATAGTTTTGTCCCAACGAGAAAGGATGCCGTCTTCTATCTTGTTCCGGTTAAAATTAAGACCGTCAGTCTTTAACAGTAAATGTTTTAGTTTCATTTTTCTTTCCTCCGTTCTCAAGATAGACCAGCTGTTGATCGATAAATAATTTATCCCCAGCGGCATCTGGAGGTAATCCTTCCTGGCTTCGACATTCGTTTGGCGTCATAACACCGCTTCTGATCGCCACCTGATAACCTTCGTAACGCTCTTTTTCCCCTCCCCGCAATAATTCGTCGATGTCAAAATCGGGCTCAACCGTTTCTCTTTCAGAAATATCCAGCAACTGTGTTTGGATACTGTCTTTCATCCTTGTGCGATATGGAGACAATCCGAGCTTATACCACCCGCGAACGATCTCCATGATCCCCGATCCCCACACGGTAGAAGATGACATATCGTGTATCAAAACCGGCGGCACATCGAAAAACCGGCAAATATCCTCGAGCTGGAATTTCCGGCTTTCAAGGAGTTGGACGTCTTTCGGAAGCATGGACGTCGGCGTAAACTTCATGCCGGCTTCAAGGACCCGCAACGCTTCTTCTTTCCCGCTCGTTATATCGTTGTAGTTTTCTTTTAGCTGTTTGCGTTGGTCTTTAGTAAGGATTTTGTCGATAGACAAAACGCCGAACTGTTTAAATCCGCTGTTGGAAAGTCTATTAACACTTTCCTCGGCGCCCAGGGAAATCCCAAGAGTGTTTCTCGCCTGATCCAAAGGAGACAGNCCAATGATCCCGTTGCCAAAGAGCTTTAGATGCCAGATATTGTCTTCCGAATATNCAATCATTTTTCCCGAAGCGNAATATCTGTGAACGATCCNGCCGTCGGCCGCNAGGACTGTTTCAACCTGCGAAGTCATCAGNGGCAATAAAGAAATTATCTGCNNGCTGCTGTCGCGCTCGATAAGCGAATAGGCATTCCCGCGGAAAGCCAGCTGATAATACAAAGTNTCNAAAAACTCGCCTCTCGTTTGATATCTGTTCGGCTTCCAGCGCAACAAACGATATAGCGGATGNTTCGTGNTNACTTGTTTGTNAATGANCCGGCCAGATGAATTTCGCTTGATGGAAAAAAANTGAATAGGCAAAGAGGCCATTGTTTCCGCTGTGCGGCGGATGCAGGCAAAAGCGGCCGCGACNTGCAANGCCGTATCGTCNTTTACGGTCTTTGTCGTCATTCTTCCCGACGACGGCGTCAAATTNTGCGTCCCTACATCCCTTCGGGTGCCGCTGCCAGTNAAAAANCTTATGATTGACCTNAACAAATGCNTTCCTCCTTCTGNCAAAAAATAAAAAAGGCCGACCCCGCCGTGCACGGAATCGGCCATAAANCCAGACAGGGAGCGACCNTGTCTGGTTAAATTGTTTGATTACATTATCTCATTGTGCCGCTTATAAAAGCGACAAAAACTCCCGAATCTTCGGGAAGGAATGTTGTTTTAAAAAATCCTATGGCGCGTACGTCGCATATTCAGACCTTGAACACAAACGATATTTTTCCTACTTTACTTTTAGATCATTACTCGGCGAAGAACAACTTAAAAAAACAACCCGTTTAATTAGATTTTATAAAACCTTCCGCTTTTTCGGCCTTCAAAAGCTATTCAATAAATACCCAGAACAGTATGAACGTTTCTGGACCTATTTATTCCCCGCAGAAACCATAATTGCCGTATTAGAAAAATAATCACTTGCGCAGTCCACCTGTGAAGTAGGTTATTTTATGATTATGGGATCATTGAGAAAATCGTCAAGATCGCCTTCCTCTTGCGAGTTTTGCCCTATCAAAATCCCATTGGCCATGAGAAGAGCTGTCATATCGTCTATCTTGTCGGCACTTTTCTTTTTGTCGGGCGCCATGTTCATGTTGGCGTCTGTNCTGGNNACAATGTTTGAGGCGCACCAGGTAAGCACGGGGTCGCCGCCATGCTTGAATTTTCCTCCGANATAGGTTTCCTCAAAATTCTTCATCGATGGATGATATGATTTAGGGCCTTGAATAAATTGGATCATCTCTAAGCCTTCGGCAGAGAGCTTTGATGCAATTTGCGCGGCGTTCCATTGGTCAAAAGCGACGGC